ACATCTTAAGATCGTATGCAGGACCTGCAACACCCTTAAGATAGATTGTTGTTGCTGCACCTGTTACAGAAATTGTAACAGCAGAAGCAGCAGTACTTGTTGTATATGCATAGACAGTCGCTGTTGTTGAAGCAGGCGTGACTGTAATTGATGAGGATCCAGCAGATGCATTAACTGTTGAACCAATTGCAGAGACGAGGCGTGTGTTCGCACCAACTGCAGCAAATGTTACTGGTGTTCCAGCAACTACAGTAGCAGTGATTAGAAGTGCTTCGTTGTTTGTAACAGTCGTGGTATCTGCAACGCTTACTACGTTGTCAGATGGAACCTTAACTGTATACGGCGCTGCAGCAGTACCTGAACCAGAAACAGCAGTTGTTACAGCAACTGAAACGGTATTGGCACTTGCAGGTGTCGATACAAGAGTACCCATAGTCATGGCTGCAACCACGGCTAGAGCGATTTTCTTAAATGAGTTTAGTCTATCCAAATAGTCTTTTATATCTTCTATTTGACTAGGCTTATATTGTATCACGTTCTTAGGGAGCGTGTCAACTCTACGAGGCTGTCCACGAAAAGTGTGAATGTCTACTTCAAGGTTTTGATCCCTTGGAGTATATGATATCGCACCAAAGATGGAACCGCAAACTGCGTCTGCAAGGTCCTTAGATTTCTTTCGTGGATGGTCTACTTTATCATTTTTCATAATCTTAAGTTCTGTTAATTCTTCAAATAGTAATTCGATGGCAGGCATGGCAAGCCTCTCTTCGTATACAAGCATAGCCATATCTTCATAATGTTTCTTTGCTACAGATACCGTCTCTGTTCTTATTCCTACCGCCTGTAGTTCATTTTGAATATCAAATGATTGCCAACGGTCAAATGTAACAAGTCCTATATTAAACCCAAGTCTGCGTAGATTTTGTATCCATTGCTTTACTTCAGATAATTTGACTGGTCCTTCTACCTTCGGCTCCCACCATGCCACCGCATCGACAACCACTACTGGCGATATCTGTTCATAATCTTTTATTACCTGCACATTAACCCACTTCTCAACATGTGAGATTGCTACCGCACATTTATCATGCTTTTGTGCAAGGTCAGCATGAACATAATAAATTTTGTCTGGATCTGGCTTAAAGTTTTCTTCAAATCTTCTGAATTGGTCAAGTGGATTTCTTATTGTCATACAAGAACGAACCTTGTCTGCCTGCTTAAAAAATGCATCTGATGCATATGTAGGAACACAGGCAAAGCGCATCATTGCATCTCCTAGGTCTGTCATGAAAGCAATCTTAAAATCATCTACTTGGCGGGTAGGGTTTACTTCCCATGTAGGTCTTTTAAGGGCAAAGACTCCAGGATATTTATATGACTTAATGTGATCTTCGTCCCAGGCTATATCAAACCAGTTATCCTTATCGTCTTCTGGTAATAGTGGATTAATTATAAATCTATGTGTTCTTGATATTACTTCTTTGTCAGCAATTACTGCTTCATACCGCTCAGAAATAAAGTCTCCATTGTAACGAGGAAATGAAAGTAGAACTACCTTTCCAAGATCTGGAAAGCGTGAATCAACAGAACCACGGAAGGCCTTGTAAATGTTTTCAGCAGTCTTACCTTGTTCGTTTCCTGTTGCAACCTCAGAAGCAAATCCAGAAATTTCATCAAGAACTGCAAGCAAAAGATTTAGTCCTTCGTGTGACTCTCTTTCTGAGTGTCCAGAATAGACAGTAATTGATTTATTAAATCCTATTGAGTCTACTTTTGCTTCATACTTACCAGCAAACCATGGTGACTTTTCAATCTTGGTTTTAAATCCTTTAAAGAAAACATTCTTTGCCTGCTGTGCGTTAATAGCCACATTGATTAGGTCTATAGCATCCCCAGAAGGTTTACCGAAATATCTGGCTGGATCCTTAAGGCATAATAACTTATACACAATGTAAGCACAAGCAACAGTAGAAGTAAAATCTTTTCCACTACCCTTGCCAAGTTGTAGGATAATTTCATTCTTAGTATATTTTTCAAAATATCTTGACCCTTCTTCTTTACCCATCAGCATTATTAAATCTTCTTTACGATAAATTTGACTCATTGCCTGAACTATATCGTATTGAATATCTGATAACCCTGGCTGCCCCAAATAATCTGGAGACTCAACAAATGTTTTTGCGTCTACTGGGGTTTCTTCAAAATGGTTGTCAGCAAGGGCCTCAAGAAAATCATTGAACATCGTGGACAATTGTAATCACTTCATCCCTTTTAGCAATATCAGAAAGTCTACGCATAATCTCATCACGAACTTCTGGATACTCAGATGCTATATCACGAAGAATAGCCATTAGCACTTCTTGCTTCTTTTCAATTTCTAACATTTCTTCTGCAAGTTCTTTATTTTCTAGCAAACCAGCCTTTTGAAGCATATCAATTCTCTTAGATTCAATATCCATTACTAGTTTAATAGCCTGAGTTTTTGCACTAAGGTTATTATTTAATGATGCTTCGTCAATAACTTCGTATGACTTTGCAATAAGTTTATTGTAATGTGTATCGGCAATAGCCAAAGCCTCTTTAGCACGAGCACGAATTGCATCATTGGCAGAAGCCATTACTTTCCATTCATTAATATGCTGTACTACACGGTTTCTTGGAATGGATAAATCTTTAGATATTTTTGTAGCATCATTACCTTTAAGGTATTCTCCAACTACATTATTTAATTCGTCTAAATGTTTAATTAAATCATCTTCAGTTGACATAATTTTCCTTTTGATATATTTCAAACATTTCCTTTTGATATATGTCAAACATGAATTCAGACCAAGCATAATGAAGTCCTGTACCTGGATGAGCATTGTCTCTAGCAGTTAAGTAAAATTTATCATCTGGATTATTATTATGATATTGGTATACATAAGATAAAATAATCTGAGAGTCTAAATGATGATATCTTTCTAAATCTGTAATTTGCATAAATCTAGAAACCTCATCTACATAAGAAAATAAATACAAACTAATATTATTGCTGCGACAATAAGTTTCTAGCATATGAAGATATTGATATATATAAATTCTTTTTTCATATATAATTGATTGATTGTCTATTTCTTGTTTGTAGTTTGCGTGTCTATAATTTTGTTTTATATATTCTAAATGATTTTTTGATATTGTATCAACCCACTGATCTGATGAAGAATCTATAAGAGCATAGAACCTAGAAAGATCTGGTAAATCTATAAAAATTACATCAGGATTTCCATAATTTTTAATATATTTAAAAATATTAAATACTATATCAAAAACTCCAGTTCCTGGGGTTCCTAAATTAAAATATCCAGAAACTTTTTGATCGGCTTTTATTTTATTATAAAGCAAGTGAGACCATAATTCTTTTGTATATAATCCAACTCCATAGGTTACAGAGCACCCAGAAAATAGAATATGTTTCCCCTGGTGGTTATTTGTAAATTCGTCTGATCTAAAAAAATCAGAATTAACGTTAAATGTATCTGGATTATTTTTATAATCTATAATCCATTTAGAATGATCTGCTATTTTTTCGTTCTCTTCTCTAAATATTAAAGCATCTTGAACAGTTCTCCAGCCTTGAAGCCTAGAGTCAAAAGGATTAGTGACAGCAACGTTTGTCAATAATTCAATTGAGTTATGATAATTTTTTACAATGCCCATATATTAATTATACCTTATTCCATACTTTTTGCTATTTTTAATAGCACTAGATATCCAATTAAATCATCTATATCATTATCTCCTGGATAATCTGTACCCTTCATAAGTCTGCTTAATTTATCATCAATGCGTACATATAATTGTTCTTTTGGTTCAGCCTTTGAAAATATACGTACTGGGTCTAAGGCAGAGTTGCCATATGATATGTTTTTTCTAATAAGCATGTGTGCAATATCTAGACAGGTTGCTAGGATTTCCTTACCAGCACCTGTGCCTACAGTAAGCAAATACAGATCGTCGTATCTAAATTCTTTTGAATCTGGAAAAATTGGTGACGGTTTCATCGCTTTGACCTTCTTAAATTAAATTTAGCAAGATATACATAAATAGTTTCCACGCTTACTCCACACTCCTTTGCAATGTCTTCTGGAGATTTTTTGTCAAAGTGATATCTCTTTTTAAGCCATAGTTCGCTTGTATATAGTTTAACAGCCATAGTATTATTTGTCAACCCCTATAGCCTTTTCCCAATTATTTATTGCCCAATGACCAATACCTGCTGCGTCTGCAACATCGTTGTCTGTTATTTTTTTATCATAAATAATACCTAATAATTTTATTGTTCTTTGTTTTCTAAAATCTCTTTCGTATGACTTATACCAAGAATCTGATTTGCCTGGATTAATTGATCGTATTTTTATTTGTTCTTCTTTAGTTAATTTTTTGTTACCTAAATATGATTGCCAAGTTATTGGAGATACTTTTCCAATAATCTTAAGGTTAGATAGACCTGCGCCACCTATAATTGCTCCCTGTACAAGAGCAAGATCTGCTGCAGTTTTGGGGGAATTCATAAAAACTGTATGCTCAATAACAATGGCTTCAACTAAATTATAGTAATCAAATAAGGCCTTTGTTTTTTTATTGGCATCAATAACTTTAGCATAAATATCTTTACCCTCAAATATTATCTTTCCGTGATCTGTTAATCTTTTATACGAGTAGATAGCAAATGCAAGATTATTTGTACTTGCATCTATAGAGCATACTATATTAGGCATATTATTTACTGTCATTAAATAAACCCTTCATTTCTTTAATTGCTTTTTTAACATCATTAGGATTAATAATACATTGTGCACAAAGTGATTCGTCATTATATATTGATAATTTTTGTCCGCATTTTTTACACCTACGATCTTTTCCTTTTCTTTTTTGTCTTCTAGTTTGAACATATCTTATTGCTATCTTTTCTTTAGTAGCAAGTTCTCTACATTCTTCAGAACAATATATCTGATAAGATATTGATGTTTCAAAATTTTTATCACACCATTTACATGTCTTCATTTTCTAGCAACTCCAGGGGCTTAATTTTAATTACCCCAGTCTCTGCTTCAGCACATGCCTTTTGAATTGGACAAACTTTACATATTTTTGAATTAGATCTATACGGCTTCTGTGGAAGTTTTTGATCTTTCCAATTTTTATATACATCCCTCATCCAACCAAATGCCTGGTCTACCCACCGACGATAATGGTCACTTAGTAATACTGGTAAAGTTAATAACTCATGATTATTCTTGTTCTCATAAATCATTACACCCTTATCAACTTCCCAAACCTTCATGTAAATAAGTAGTTGCATAAGATGACCCATCTTTGGCTTTTTACTACTTTTCTTATACTCAAATCCTTCATTTGATATTGTTTTAATTTCTCCGACTACTCGCTCATCATTAATATTAAGCATAACGTCACCATAACCATCAAACGGAGGATCATCTACCTTAACTCTAAATTCCATCGCTGGGTGAGTTTGCTTATTATATTTTCTTTCAAGTGGGTCAGGGATCATTGTGGTATCTAGAAGTCCAGAATTTTCTATTGCTTCTTGAATTCTGTTATGGCCTAAAGTCCCATTAGTCCTATTTGCCACTCCAAATGCGTCTGAGTTATCATGAAAGACGGCACCATCAAAAGCAAGATACCAAAATCGTGGACACTCTCCTGATCCATAAGTCAGAGCAGATGCAGAAAAATTACTCTTTTTGCTAAACTTTGGTTTGGTTTTAGTTAAATATCCAGACTCTATTTTTTCTATTAAGCCATCAATAAAACTTACGTCTTCTTTTGAATGCTTAGTTGTTTTTACTTCTTTTAACATTACTTGTTTTAATAAATTTTTAGCCATGGTTTCCTTTGTTTAAGTTAATTATATCAGATCTTAGCGAGTTATATATTTAAGTGCAGATACCAAATTATTAATAGACTCTGCTGCTGTGTAATATATATTTTTTTGTCCACGATTTGATTTATCTACATTAGCCATCCATGTTGCACGTAATGCCATTTTAGAGGCTATAGCCTGAAGTCTAACGATTTCTAAAGTAGCAACATTCATAGGAATGTCTGGCTTTAATATTAATTTTGCAATTACAGTTAACGCTGTAGTCAATTCTTCATCTTTCATATAATCGGATATTTCTGAAAGACCATTTATCATTTCCAATGTTGTTTGCTGCTGTTCCATTAGTATTCCTTTTCATGTCTAGGTATTTCTATTTTTTCTCCATCGGACTCATAAGTATCCCACGCTATCTTAAACCTTGGATGATTATTTAGTTCTTCAATATATTGTTTTCTTTTTTCTGGATACATTCTAGGATCAATTGGATTATTCTCTCCAGTAAATCTATAACTATTTGTTGGGCACCAATCCATACTTATTATTTCTAAAAACTCTCCATCTTTAAATTTTCTCTTCGGTCTCCAGTGGACCTGATTAACAGCACTAAATATTATTGCTTGATTATTTTTAAGTGGATAATGCTTTCCATCTATCACAACATCCCACTCTATATTGCTATCTAACTGATAATTTATAGTTACTAAATTTTCATCGGCATCTATGTGAGGCTCTAACGAGGGACTTTTAATTCCACGGCTATATTTTTTATTATATTCTATATAATTGTAATGACATAAAGCAATGTCACCCTCATAAATTGGTTTTGCAATTAAATCTAATTTTTTTTCTATATATTTTGGAATTTCAAATTCAACTAAAACACGAGACATATACTCTATGTATTTAGGTTGAAATCTAGAAACATCCTTATTAATATTTTCTTCAGACATTCTTTCTAGTGGCATAAAAATAACTGGTTCTAGTTCATTTTTATTTTTATAAATTATATTTTTAATATCTGATATTTCTTCGTCAGAAAAAAGATTGTCAACATAAAATGGTAATTCTGTTTTGTATTTTTCCATACCTGTTAAAAATTTATGCAACTCAGCCATTTGATTTCCTTTCATATCTATAAATATCAAAATCTGGATTTAAACTATTTGATCCTATACCCTCTGTATTTTGCCACTCTTTCCATCTTAACTTACCGTGATCTCTCATTTCATTAATATGATCTATGGATAGTGGCTTTGCATCTACTGGCTCAAAATGTAAAAATATTGCCTCAAGAAAATTATCTTTATCAAAATTTTGTTTTGGTCTCCAATGAATCTGATGCGTTCCGCTAAATGTTAAGATTTCATTATCTTGTAATAAAAATTCTTTTTGGTTTTCCCAATCATCTACAACTATTGGCCACTTTATATTTGATCTAACTTGATAATCTAAAGTAACCCTAGGTCCAGAAAATGCTTCATCTGTGTGTGGAAATAATAATGGATGATAATTTTCTACTATTTCATATCTAGAAAAGTTGTATTCCAAAAGTTTTAATTTGGTACCAGCAATATTTTCTGCGTATTTTAAAAATTTATTCTCTATATGCTCTGGCAACTTAATATGCCAAGAGTAGTAACATAATGTATCTAGGAATGTTTTATGACTAGTATTATTTACTGTTTCAAAGATTTCAGCAATATCTTTACTCTCTAAGGCATTTTTTATTAATATGTTTGGAAAATTTTTTTTCATTTGTTATCCTTTTTATCAATTATACCAAACTCTTCTGGCTGATTGTTGATCCCAACTAATTCCCTTATTCTGTGAGACCTATACTCCAATACTTCTTTTTGATTATTTGACCAATCTCTTTGAGGAAAAAACTTAAAATGACAAAAAAGCATATCAGTAAAATCCTCTTCTTTAAAGTTATTTCTTTTTTCTCTCCAATGTATCTGTTGTGTACCATAAAATAATATAGCATCTCTATGTGCAATATTAAAACTATTGCCTTCCACTACGACTGGCCACTCTATATTGCTTAGAAGTTGTATGTCCAATGTCAATCTTTGTCCATCTAATTTGTGTGTATCAAAATGAGGAAATAATTTTGGTAAATTTCCATACTTTGGTGTATATTTTGCAAAAGAGCATTCTGTTAAAATTAGTTCTTCTTTATCACTAATAATATTATTTTCTTTTGCAATTTTATTTATTGATGAATTTAAAAAATTTTTAATTTCTTTATTATCTATTGCGTAAGCAATGTGACCGACAAAATTTTGGTATATTCCATCTTCAAAAGTTTTATCCTGAACACTTTTATATATCAATTTTTCAAAATCATAATTAATTACATCATTAATATATACAGTTACAAAATCTTGACCAGGAATAGATGTGGTTAAAAGGGAATTGTTATATTGTGATGGATCAAAATTGTTACTCATTTGAAACCTTTTCAAAAAAGAAAAATAACATTTTTACATACTCTCCATTTTTAAATATTTTTTCTGGACGTCCGTGATATTGTGATTTTGTCATAAAGGTTATGCCTTCATTATTGTTTAAAATAAATTCTTTATCCTCTATCTTTATTGGCCAAACTGTATTTGAGTCTAACTGATAATCAAAACATAAGTTGTCTTTAAATCTATCATAGTGCATATTTAGTGAAGGATTTCCATGATGCTTTGGATCATATTCTGCATACACACAGCCTAATTCTACATACTCTAATCCGACAAAATCTTTTATTTTTTTAAAAATATCTGGTGGTATAGGTAAATGTGCTAACATCATTCTTCCGTTGAGATTTTTTATTATATATTTATCTTCTGTACTATTAACAAAAGATTCATCTTCTACAATAACTCTTCGACTTAACTCTTCATTAATAATATTATTAATTAATATTATTTCATTATCATTAAAAATATTAGAATACACTGTATTGATCATATACATATTATACCTCACCAATAATATTTTCTAATATAGATAGTTCTAGAATGGCTAGTCTAATCTTTTTGTTTCCTTCTCCCAAGACCAATATAATTGCGGGATCGTTTCCGTTTCTAATGGCATCTGTAACTGCCTTAGCCCATACATTATGATTTAAAGTAAAAGATTTTGAGTTTTCTTTAAAATCTACAGTAAAATTTTCCCAAGTTGCATCACCTTTTTTAGTATTTCTGCCAGAGTTTTTATGTTGCTTGGCACCTATTCTTTTACTTTCACTTTTCTCAGTCATTTTTTTTCTTTGTCTTATATCCTACTTTAAATAATTGACTTTCAGATAAATGTTTATCTGGACACATCCATGTGGCAATTCCAGTAGCCATGTAGACACGCATAGTTTTGACTTCTTTTCTACAAGTTCTACAAGGAAACTTGCCTTCATAAACGCTATACTTTTCCGTCAACTTTATCCTTAATCATATTTTGTAGATCAAGATCCTCTCTTACTTTAGTAATAAATCCCTCTCTGCCTTGAACCTTTGATCCATCTGGCAAAAGATACCAGGCTCCTGTTCGCTCTACAATTCCTATTAATTCAGCAGTGTCAACAAGATCAGCAATAGAGTCAACCCCCAAATTGCTACCCCTGAAATAGAAATCATATTCACCAGATTGAAATGCTGCCGAAGTTTTTGAAAACTGCAGATCCCAACGAATCTTTCTGCCAATCTTTTCTTCAATTGCTTTATCTCCAACATATATCTTTCCCTTAATTGCTTGATTCTCTGATTCTGAAGAAAATAGTTTTACTACAGTGGACGAATAAAATTTTGTAGCCTGGCCACCAGTGGGTTGCTGACTTGTATACATTGCATTAATATTATTTCGTGATTGGCTAATTAAAAGCAAAAGAGTTGGCTTAACTTTATTGTTAGCATAATTAAGCATCTTCCATGCATTACTAAAATCTCTAGACTCTGCACCAATCTGTTTGGTATTTTCTAGTTGCTTTAATTCTGTAGAATCTTTTTCAAAATAAATCGCTGGCAACAAAGAAGTAATTGAGTCTACAACAATAATATCAACACCAGCCTCCATTAAACTTACCCCAACATCTACCATCTCGTTAATAGTTCTTGCTTGCGACACAATTAATTTAGATGTATCAACACCTAATTTTCCTGCCCACTCTTTATCATATGACATCTCAGCGTCTATCCAAGCACAGACCTTACCCTCTGTCTGTGCAAGAGCAATCGTCTGCAAGCATAAAGATGATTTAGCGCTTGATTTACTTCCCCATATTAGTACTTGTCTTCCATAAGGAAGGCCACCATTTAATGCACGATTAAGCCCATAACTTGGCGTTGCTGCATATTCGGTCTTTGGCACCTCATCTCCTACTAAAATACTTTTACGTAGTTTAGGATTTAGTTGTGCTAATACATCTTCAAGGCTAACCGACATTTACATCCTCCAATATTACGGTACCATCTTTAGTCTTGCCAAATTCAAATTTATATGCATGCCCTTCTTGTATTTTCATATATGCTTTAGGGAATGCAGTAGGAAATACTGTTACAGAATGTAACTCTCTGGAGGTATCTGCCAGAGTCAGTGATGCCATTTTCTTTCCTGCTTTCGTTACTCTTGGTTTAAATGATACCACAAATAACTCTTCATCTTTATAAGGCAACATCCTATAATTTAAAAATTTAATTAATGCTGCATCAGAATTTTTTATTTCATCCACAGGAACTGCAGCCACAATCCTATTATCGTTTGCAAGAACAATATAAGAACGACCAGCCTCAATAGTGGTATTTTCTTCATCGAACACTCCTATGCTTCCAGTTTTATCTAAGATCTCTACACGAGACCAACCTTTACCACGCTTAATTCCTTTAACCATTCCCATTAGAATAAAAGATCCTTTTTCTTCAAAGTCCTCTACAGGATTAAGAAAAGCATGATAATGAGATGGTACTGTTTGAGTAAACTCTGGTAAACCTAAATACTCGTAAAGGTTTTCACGAAGTTCGTCATCATTTCTTGGATTATCTGGAAATGTAGCAGCACCAATTATTCTTAACGCTTCGAGCGCTCTGCTGTTTACTCCGTTACCTTTGGTAAATGTAAACTCTTTAACTTCCTCAAAAGACTTAAAAGGTCGTGCCGATATATATCGTTCTGCAATTTTATCAGAGATAAACTTGATACCCGACAATCCAAACCTAATACCCTTACCCTCAATTTTAAAATCAATATCCGAATCGTTAATGTGAGGTAGTTTAATACTAATGCCCATTCTTTTCGCTTCAATAAGATATTCAGTTCGTGCATCTTTGTCCCTTTCATTTTTTAGCAACGAGTACATAAACTCAATTGGATAATAATACTTTAACCACGCCGTCCAATACGAGAGCGTAGAATAAGCAACCGCATGACTCTTGTTGAACGAATATCCCGCATGCGCTTCAAAATCATGCCATAAATCACGAGCAGTATTGGGATTAATATACTTAGAAGCACCAGCAACGAATTTATCACGAAATGCATCAAATTCTCTAGCATCTTTCTTTTTACCAATGATCTTACGAACCTTATCAGCCTCAGACCAAGACATTCCTCCCAATTCTACGCAAGCCTGCATAACTTGCTCTTGGTATAGGATACACCCATATGTTTCTTCTGTGAAAGGTTTCATTGTTTGATGTAGATAATTTACTGCTTGTCTGCCGTGCTTTCTTTCAATATAGTCCTTGCCGATAGTATTCATGGCACCTGGTCGAACCAAAGCGTTTGAGGCAGACAACTCTGCTAGATTTTTTACACCCATTTTAATAAGAAGGTTTGTATATGGTGTGGCTTCGCACTGAAAGACTCCCTTTGTGTGTCCATCAGAAAGCATTTGATATACATTTGAGTCAGACATATCAATGCTCAAAAGGTCAATGTCTGTGCCTTCTCGTTCTTTAATTATTGTTACAGTATCTTTAATTACACTCAAAGTTTTAAGTCCTAATGCATCAATCTTAATAAGGCCAATTCTCTCAGCCTCCTCCATGTCAACAGCAACTACAGGAATTCGTTCATCTGATCCTGGAGAGTTTCTTGTTTCCATAGGCGCATATCTAAAAATAGGGTTCTTACTAGTAACAACACCAGCAGCGTGAATACCAGTGCCTCGAATACGCCCACGAAGTTTTTCTCCGTACTGCTCTAACTCTGGATATTTTTCCCTAAACCATAGGGTAGTTTTAGAAGTACAGTATTCGTCCCAAGTATCAACCAACTTTAAAACTTTATTTACATCTGCTAAGGGAATGTTTAATACACGAGCAACATCTCGCACTACACCCTTATCTTTAAATTCTAAAAATGTTGCAATTGAGGCAACATGTTTGTACTGTCTTACAAGATAATCCTTAACTTCATCACGACGAGAATCTTGAATGTCCGTATCAATATCTGGAAAGTCATTGCGCTCTGGATTAATAAAACGGAAGAACAAGAGTCCATGTTTAATAGGATCTATGTCAGTAATACCAAGGGCGTAACAAAGCAGAGATCCTGCAGATGATCCACGACCTGGACCAACCATAATTCCTTCCTTCTTTGCCCATGCAATCATACTTTGAACTACAAGAAAGTAAGGGCCAAACTTTTTATCTTTGATAACTTTAAGTTCTTCATCAAGTCTATCTAGATATTCTTTCTTTTCATTCAAACCTTTTTCTGTCAATCCTGCTATAGCAAGTTCTTCTAACTGCTTGTCAGGATTTTTGTATTGAACTGGTAATAAATTTAAACCATCTTTAATATCATAGTCTTCAATTTTATTAGCAAGGTCAAGCGTATTTTCATAAATGTCTGTTCTAAATATACTCTGCTTTTCCATAGCAGCCTGTATTTCTTCATATGACAACAAGTGAATATCAAACTTATTAAATGACATTTGCCTGTCTGCTCCGTACAAGTAATCAAGGCGCCTCATTAAATCACCCTGTTTTTTAGATTTTTCATATGTTGCATCTTTTTGAATTTTATTTGAATAAGTATTAAGAATAAGTTTTAGTTCCTGAATTTCTTTTTGTGAGGGGTCAACATGATGGCAGTCTGGTGTTACAATTGGTTTAATCTTAAACTCGTCTGCCAATTGCAATATCATACTGTTAATAGAAGGATCGTTATGTGGCATTACTTCAAGATAATAATCATCGCCAAACTCTTGCTTAAACCATTTAATATATCTCTTTGCCATTCCCAATTCGCCAAGTTCTATTGACTTAGCGATAATACCGCTTGGGCATGCAGAAGATACAATAATTCCTTCTTTATATTTAGATAAAATCTCAAAATCAATTCTTGGCTTTTTGTAATAGCCTTCTGTCCACGCAATTTCGTTTAACTTATTAAGGTTTTCTAGCCCTGCCTGATTCTTGGCTAGAAGAATTATATGATTATAAACCATATCTAACGGAGTAGTGCGATCTGCCTTATCTCTTTGGTCAAAGCGATCATCACACATATAACCTTCTATGCCAAGAATTGGCTTGATACCACTTGCTTTTGCAGTACGATACATTTCTCTGTGGCCAGAAAGGGAGCCATGGTCTGTAATCGCAATTGCAGGCATACCCAGTTTTGATGCACGATCTACATATTCAGACGGCAACCCGATACCGTCGAATAAAGAAAAATGAGTATGTAAATGTAGTGGTACGTAATTCATCTACTACCAGTCGATGTTCGTCGCTGATGTAGATGAAGGCGAATCGAATCCGAGATAGAATGCCTCTTGTTCTGCGTATGGAACACGACGCAAGGCTTTCTCTAATTGATACGGTTCAATGCCTTCCCAGTTAAACGGTTCCTTATCTGGAGCCGAAGGAATCAAAGTATATGATGTTTCAGTTCCCTGACCATTACGCTTTAACTTCCATGTTAGGTTTGAAATGCTTCCTGTCTCAAGGGCATATTCACGGATAGTATTAAAAGATGATTGCTTACTTACTCCCATAGACCAGATAGCAACATAAGGCTTATCTTCAATACCATCATCTACAAGTACATTGCAATAAAATCGTAGACGACCACGCCATCCGCTATTTCCCTTTGGATCTTTGCGATACATTTCTTCAGCCCAGTCACGACCTTCTGTATCCATAGTATCTACAGCCTTACGCTTATAGTCCTTTGGATTTGTGTGCTCTTTTACAACTAGTGCAAGACCACGCTTATCATTATAGTTAGCAGAGTCTTCGTCTAATTCTTCAATAAAACGAATCTTCACTGCTTGTCCATCGGCTAATTTAAGCCATTTAACCTTTGGTCCACTTTCTTCTGTTTTCTTATCGAGCAGGGCATTTATATTTTTCAATCCCTTAATAACGCTCATGATTTTCTCCTTTGTTAGTGTTATTTAATTATATAGCAGATATATGTTTTTGTCAAGTAGAGCCTTATAGTAAAATACCAAAATATTTAAGTATTGCTAAAGACGCTAATATAGACCAACCAATATTAAAAAGTATTATTGTAGGCAAAGTTTTTATAGTTGATGACCAGATTAATGATAAACTTGAAAGTAGTGCAAAAATATAAAGCCACCACCATTGCTTTCCAAACAACAAACCTGGAAAAATAATACAAAGTTTAGTCATAAAGGCAAAAAACTCTACAGTATTTGCTTTTGTCCAATAACTATTTTTACGCATTGACTTAATGGCATATAGCCATTGCATATGTCTTTTCATAATAGCATCGCTAAAATATTATCTTCAAAATTTGTCTTGATACTAGATAATTCCTCATCGGTCATATCTCCTATATCCTTATATTTATTGTCTAAATTAATTACAGTAACTTTTCCAGATAATTTTTCTTGTAATTTTTCTTTCATGTTACCGCCTGCTTCATCATTATCAGCAATAATGTTTATATCACTAAAATATTTTTGAAGCAAATCTATCTGTTTGTGTGAAACGTTAGCACCTAGTGTTGCTACTGCAGGTAGCCCTATTTGATCAAGCCTTATAGCATCAAACGATGACTCAACAACATAAACCTTTGATCTAGTTTTTACTTTATTAAGATTAAATAGTATTTTAGATTTTGGTAGTTTGTTCGTATTTTTAAATTCTTTTCCTTCTATCGATCTTGCGACAAAGCCAACACAGAGACCTTCATGATTATATATAGGAATAGTTATCATATCCTGGTTTTCGGAATACCCTAGTTGAAATTTAATAACAGAATCTTTATTAATTTTTCTTTTAACAAAATAATTTATTGCTCTTTCTGATATCAAGGCCTGCTCATGCAGTCTTTGAACTATAGATACATCAAACTCTGACCATTCTTCCTTTTGGATTAATTTAGAGTTGATTTCAGATAAAATATCAGTTTCAATTTCTTTGCTTTTAATAAACCTTACAGATTCAAAATATGTTCTATTTGAAAAATGCATAACTAGTTCTATCAAATCTGCAGTCTTTCCGCAAGAAAAACAAAAAAACAAACCACTATATTTATTTATTTCTCCAGCGGGGGTTCTATGATTAGAATGAAATGGACAGAATACTATATATTCGGCCTCTGCTTCTTTTTCTATACTTACGCCAGATCCTGCGAGTACTCTTTTGACTTGGCTGGCTGTGTATAAATTGGTCTGGTTCCGTCTATCCCTAATATCCATTCTGTCTTTTTTCTCCCTATATGTATTCCGTATAAACTTAATTTAAAGTCAAAATAATTTTTTTGTTCATTGTATGATAGTGTAAATTCTGGGTCAATGTCAAATCTTGGAGCATATCCAGATAGGCGCATTTCTGATACCAGTAACCTGATATATTCTTGTTGCAGTCTGTAAATGGCTGAGTCATCAACGATAATCCCGTCCAAGCCAAACCGCTTTATAGCCTTGTGTGGAAATGTTTCCATGGAGCATATTATACTGACTTATCTTCATAATCCTTATACCTATAATATCCCTTGTCAAAATCAGCCTGGACCAAGAATTCACCCATAAAACCATGACGATTCTTGCGAAACACACATTCAATAATATCGCTATTTGTACCTCGTCCTAAAGCCAATACCCAGTCTGCATCATAGGCTATCTGTCTTGACCATGCTGTTTGACCAAGTGTTGGTACGGTTTCAAGTTTGGTTACATCATCGGGGGTAGCAGAAGAAATAGCAATAATAGGAACCTCTTCTGCAATAGCCATTAGTTTAAGTTCACGAGATAGATTCTTCATGCGTACCGTCTCATTATCTGACTTTTGGTTTGGAGACATTAGTTGTAGATAGTCAACAATAACGAAGTCTGGCTTATATTGATCTATCTTGCCACGAAGAACCATGGGGTTAATATCTCCGCCAGTATCGTTTGAGATAATATGAAACTCTGGCCTACCCTGAACTGTTTTTGTATGCCAAGACTTTAGCATATCCATCTCAACTTGACCAGCACTTAACTTTCTATGAGACCAAACTCCTTCTCCCATAATTGCAAATACACGGTTACGAACTTCTACCTCAGACATTTCAAGACTTATGATCATTGGGCTACGACCCTGTTTCCAGGCCTGTACAGCGAAATAGAGAGACAACCATGACTTTCCTATGCCTGGAT